CTTCGGTGCTTTCCGCACTTCGTCAGCGAACCCCTTTTCAACCGCTTCATCAGCAGTCATCCAGGTTTCTGCCTTAAGTAAGTCGGAAATTTCTTCTGCTTCCAGTCCGGTGCGTTCCACATAGACCGCGACAAGTGAGTCGTCAATCGTCTCAAGGGCGTTGAGCGTCTTTTGGATATCCGACTTGTTCCCAAAGGTCCAAGTAGATGCTTCATGGATCATCAGCGAAGTGCCTGTGTTCATGATGATGTTGTCCGCCCCCATAGCGATGATAGAAGCAGCGGAAGCAGCCACACCCATAATCTCAACCGTCACCGGTTGCTCGTGATTCTTGATGTAGTTGTAGATTTCAATCCCCTCAAACACATCACCCCCAGGGGAGTTGAGTTTGATTAAGATTGGCTTATCCACCCCGTCCAGAGCGTCACGCACGCTCTTAGCATCAACCACTTCGTCATCTTCCCAAAATCGCTTGCGAACGGCCCCGCTCAAGGTCAGCACTTGCTGTGTGTCCGTTGCTTCGTTCATAAACTCAAACGGTACTCGTTTCAGCTTTGACATCCTGTTCCTCCTTTCTTTTCAGACCACAAAAATAGCCCTAGCTAACCGTTAATCGGTGCGCCAGTGCTTTCATCAAGTGGTGCAATATTCTTCGTCAGATATCGACGAGTTGTGACAATTGTGTTCTCTCGTGGCTTACCTTGGATCTCCAAGGCATCATCAATAGTCCACACTCCAGACCCTATCATCTTCTCTACATGAGACGCCATTTGAAGTTCAGAACTGTAAAGGACCTCTATCAAGTTGACCTTCACGCCTTTGCCTTTGTTCAAATCTGACTCAGTAAAGAATTTTGCGTTAATCTCAGTCGCAATCAAAGTCATCAAAGGTTTGATACACCAACGAACCATGTTCTCACTATGCTGACTGACATCCGCCAGGTCACCACTAAACATTGGCGTTGGCACTTGCAGTGCCTTGGCCACTTGAGCGATGTACATGTTCTCAATGACTCCGACCTCTTCAACGTTCCGCCCCAGGTGGTTTTGAGATTTTTCTTCGATGTCGTAGTCATCCCCTTGTCGAGGAACCACAGCAACCGAAGATTGTTCCAACTCTCGTTTCATCCCTGCTAAGAACTTTGTAAAGACATCAACGTTTTTCTTCGCATCATCATTCAGGTTTGATTTTGATTTCATACCCTTAAAGTTAGCGTAGACCCGAATCTGCTGCTCTCTCATGTGGACCTCAATCATACGTTGGAATAACTTAGCGTATGACTCGTCTAGGTTTTTGAGATACTGATTCAGCTTATCGTTGTGATACTTGAAGTGGAAGACCTCAGAAGAAGTGAACTCTTTGGTCAGGCTCAACTGCCCTACAGACACTTGCTTGTACGTTCTTTCTTTGGTCACAGAACCATCTACTACCCAACCGTCAGCAATGAATAAGTCGTTGCCTAACTTAACCACCAAACACTCTCCGTCGCAAAGCAGCCGCTTAATAAGCTCTGCTCTGAACTCTTGTGCGTTTTGGTTTGGGTTAGGCTTTACGTTTAGCTTTCGGTTTAAGGTATCGTCTTTCGACCTAAACTGTACAAGTGAACTCATCGTGATGATCTTGCCGATAACAATGTCAACAGCCGATTGCTTCAAGTGAGTTGTCTTGTAGACAGACTTAAGTTCGTCCCAGTCCAAGACATCAAAGTCTTGATTGCGTCTAAGAATAAAATCTAATAGCCCAATAATTGTCACCCCTTTTCCGCCCCTTTTTACGACTTATGACAGGTCAAAAATTTATCCGCTATAAAAATCAGAGAACAGGAACTCTTGCGGTTGCTGATACTCTGTGATGTTTTCGTTGAATACATACAAAGCATGTATAAACGCCATGAACCCGTCGGTCTTACGCTTGATAGGTTCTTTCTTTTCGTATCGTGGGTTACCGTCTTTATCACGTTTAACCACGACATTGAACGTGTACCAACGCATCATTGTTGGGTCACCAAAGATAATTTGCTCATTGGCGAATAGCGACTCTAGCAATGTGCCTATCATCGCTTGTACGCCAGGCGAGCGTCTGATGACCTCGACCTCAAACCCTCTATCTTCTAACACAGGACGCAGGACACTAGCCCTGTAGCTATCAATGACGATAGTGTCAAAGTCGAATAGAGAAGATTGTTCATCGAACCAATCAGCAACGATTGTCTCTGTGATGAGTGGCCCATCTACAATAGTCAGCAACCCTTGTTTCTCCCATTCATCAATTGGTGCTGCTAAGGCTTCACTGTCCAGAAACTCTTTTAGCACGAAGGTGTGAGTGTACCAGTTGTAGTTCTCGTCATCATCCAGGTAAAGTAAGCCAACGGCCGTAAAGTCTTTAACACTGGATAAGTCGACACTACCAATACACTTGTGCCCTTCGTGTGATCCGTAAGGACGCGCTGCCTTGATAATCTCTTCTTGTGTGGCCACGTTACTAGACTGCTTGATGCCTAGAACGTTCATCTTCTTGGTTAGCCATCTAGCCTTGTCACCAATGCCAAGCTTGAGTTTCTGCCATTGACGCTGTGTCTTAGTAAACAGTGTCTTTGCATAATCACTCATTTCGCCATGGAACATTGGGTTAGCTTTCTGCCACATGTTCTCGTCTTCGACTTCGTCAGGTGAATCGAGCGTACACACGAAAGGAAACATGTGGTCTATCAATTCTTCTGACTCTACAATATCTCTAGCGCGTGAACACATGTCATCATAGACAGAGTCACGAACAAACCCATTAGTACCAATGTAGAAGGTTCTCGAATTCTTGCGTTTACCAAGACCAGAAGTCTGAACATCAATCACACTATAATCTTCAAACTGGTGAATCTCATCAAAGAACAAGCAACCGTCTCGGAACGAGTCTTGAGTGGCAGCGTTGTTGGCCCGATAGACAAACTCACTTTGAGTGTCCAAACCAATAATCTTAGAAGTACCATTCTTGAAGTAGCCACTGTCCGTAAGGTCAGGGTTTCGCTTCAGCATGTTGTGTACTTCTTTGAAGGATGTCATGGCTTGGTTCTCACTGTTGGCAGTGATGGCCACGTTGTACTCTTGGATACCATGCAGTGGGCTAATGAAGTAGTTGGCCATTACACTGATGAACCCGTTCTTACCATTACCACGAGCCATGGTAATGAAGAACTCATCGAAAACGACTTCCCCGTCAGCATAGAAGAGGAAGACATTGGCAATGAGATATTTTTGGAATAGGTCAAGCTTGAAGAAATACTTCTCTGCGAACTTGATGCAGTTCTCTATCTGCTCCTCATCGTAGTAAGCACCCTTTAACTTAAGTACGACCTCTTTCATCCATCGGACTTCCAAGAGTCGATGTTCGTTTACGACATATCGGCAGGACTCTATTTCTCTAATATACGCATCAACATATTGCTGACGAAGCATCTAGACCAGCCCCTGTCGTGCCTTAGGTTTTGCCTTTGCAGTTGCTTCCGCACGCTTACCTAATTCTTTCTCCATTTTTGCAATTTCCTTTTCCAGGTCACGCAATTCTTTCAAGAGAGGGTTAGGTTTGTTGAATGTTTGGCTACCATTCTTGACCACAATTTGAACACCTTGTTTGTTGATTTCCGTTTGAAGTGAACGTTGGTTCTTGATAAACAAAGAATAGCGTTGTACCAACAATTGTGCCTGGATATCGTTAGCATCAAACTGGTCTAACCAATATTTCTCTATCTTAGTACGAGGAATAGCATTCACGCGTCTTCCCTCCCTTCTTTTGTAAAAATGAGTTAATTTTTGCCGGAGTCGACGGGACGCCCGCTGAAAGAGCTTTCTAAAAATTCAAAAATCTTTTGAGGGGGTCCAAAATTAAATTTTCATTAGATTTTCACTGCTTACCACCACTCGTCGCTGTACTGGGATACCAGTCCATGCACCTTGTTATGACAGTTTTTACACAGAGTCACCAGGTTGTCGGCATCGAGTCGAAGCAATGGATAGTACTCTAGTGGTTTGATGTGATGAACCATTAGGTTATCAAGTGTGAGTCTACCCTCACGCTTGCACAGCTGACACTCGTGATGGTCACGCTTGAGGACCGAGTGC